GGGGGGATTGTCGCGGGTCACGGGCGCGTTCTGGCCGCGCAAAGCCTCGGGGTGGGGTCAGTACCTTGCCTGAGGGTCGATTGGCTCACAGAGGCGCAGAAAAGGGCTTACGTCATCGCCGACAACCAGATCGCCCTAAACGCCGGATGGGACGAGGAAATACTGGCCGACGAACTGCGCGCGCTGGGCGGCGCGACTCCGACCCCCACGCTCCAAACAGACGGCGGCAGCGAATGACCACCGCCACACTATTCGACGACGAATTCGCCCTGGCCGAAGCGGCAAACGCCGTTTCCGAGCGCGAACACGGCCAGGCCATAAAAGCGCGCGCCATCAGCCGGAAAATCACCCGCACCGAAACCCGCCGCGCAAAATCCGAAGCCGTCCTGTTCGACATCCTGCCCGCCAGGCTCGAAATGGGCACCAGCTACCACGTCATCAGCCACGGCGACGTCGATTCGCTCAGCTACCTGATCCACATCGCCAAAAATCAAGAACTCGACAGCGTCCTGATCTCCACCTGGTGCATGGCCATGCCCGACCTCGAATGGTTGCGCGGCAAAGTAGATTCGTTCCAATTCGGGAAAGTGGATTTTGTCCTGGGCGAGATTTTTCCCGCGCAGTACCCGGACGAATACAAAAAAATTAAAGCATGACCACCCTCCTCACCCAAAAAGAATTCGCCGCCCTAATCGGGCGAAACAAATCCCACGTCACCCGGCTCAAGCTGGCCGGGCGGATCGTGCTCACGCCCGAGGGATTGGTGGACGTGGAAAAAAGCCAGAAGCTGATCGCGATGACCGCCGACCCCAGCCGGGCGGATGCCGTCGCCGCTCGCGACCAGGCGCGGGCATCGCTGGCGGGCGATGGCGGAGCGGATACCGGATCGCCCGCAGCCGAGCGCGCCCCGCAATCGGCGCAGGAAGCGCAGATCGGCAACAGCTACCAGGCCGCGCGCGCCGTCAAGGAAAAATACAACGCCCTCACCGCCAAGCTTGAATTTGAGCAAGCCAGCGGCAAACTGGTCGAAGCCGACGCCGCCCGCCTGTTCGCCGCCGACCTAGCCGCCACGTTTCGCGGCGCGCTGGAAATCCTGCCCGACCGCATCGCGCCCGAGCTGGTCGCGCTGTCCGACACCGAAACCATCCGCGCGGTGTTGGTGGAAGCGTTCGAGCAGGTGCTGACCGACCTGGCCGACAAAATTAAAAAATGGGGGGAAGCATGAAAGAACGACCGATATTATTTTCCGCGCCGATGGTGCGCGCGATTTTGGATGGCAGCAAAACGCAGACGCGCCGCGCCGTGAAGCGCATCATCAATACCGATCTGGGCGACTGCATCAAGGACGTGGACGGCCTGCCGTCGCGCCTCGACTTCGCGCCACAGAATTGGGAATGCTGCCCCTACGGCCAACCGGGCGACCGCCTGTGGGTGCGGGAAACACACCTCCCTAAAGCCAGCGGCACGATCTACCGCGCCGACTATTCCGAATTCGAGGCCGCCGGGCTGGGCGGAATGTACGGCGGATGGAAGCCGTCGATTTTCTGCAAGCGCGAACACTCGCGCATCCTGCTGGAGATCGTCAGCGTGCGGGTCGAGCGGTTGCAGGAAATCAGCGAAGCCGATGCGATAGCGGAGGGCATTGCGGTCGATGAAATCGGGCACGCCATCAGGGAAGATGACGACATCGCATGGGGCAGCGCGAAAGGGGCTTACGCGGAACTGTGGGAGCGCATCAACGGCTCCGGTTCGTGGGATGCTAACCCATGGGTATGGGTGATCGAATTCAAACGGGTGCAATCATGATAATTTGGAAAACCAGCGCGGTAGGTTCATCGCTCACATTTCCGCAGATTGTCACACCGTGGTTTTGCACGTCCGATCCGCCGGTGCGCAACGGCGTGTACCAGATCAAAAACTATATCGGCGCGATCACCGAGGCATACTGGGACGGCGCGCACTTCATGCACACCGGGCTGCACATCCGCGCCGGCCTGCGCATCAACACCGACACCATCTACCGCTGGCGCGGGTTATGCGAGTGGCAAAAGTTGACAGAACCATGAAAATGCACCACCGAGCCAAACTCACCGACGCCAAGGTGCTGCAAATGCGCGCCGAACACTGTCCGTATGCGCGCGGCAAAGGCTACGAATCGCTGGCGCGCAAATACCAGTGCGGCGAATCCACCGCCCGAGACATCTGCACCTATCGAACGAGGAAAAATATAAAATGAGCGAATACACTGTAAAAACCATAAACGGCTGCAAAGTCATTACCGGCGAGGTTCCCGTCGGCGATCTGTCAGGCATAATCAACGCGCAGCCAAAGGGATCGGTAATCGACACACGCGCTGCCAGGCATCTCGGTGCGATGATGGTGATCGGGCTGCCGGACGACACGAAATCGTTGCTTGCGTTACCTGCCTGCTACGAATTACAGATGGAGCACTACCAGGCAAAACAAAACGGTTTATCGGAGGCCGCGCAAAAATGGCTTATGGATGGGGAGCGCGGAACGTCGAGCAATACGATTTTCCGCACACTCGCAGGAATTAAACAAAAACCGGGGGATTGGTCGTCGCATCCGCACGATCCTGACGATTTGAGGCGGTGCCGATTGCTGTTGGAACAAGTGCCAGAATTCGCGCCACGGATCGCTGAAATGGCTGCTGTCAGCCCGGAGTGGGCACAACTGGTAAAGTTTTGGGAATTACTTTGCCGCACGATGGACGATGAGTGTGACTGGCGCAACAGAAAAGGGCGCGCTGCAAATACTTACGAAATGATGCAGGAATGTATTATGGGCGCGAAGGAAACATAAAATGACCACCATCCTCGCCCTGTTCGCCAGCACCTTCGCGCTGGTATTCGCCCTGGGCATCCAGCAGCTCAACGTGCAGAACGACCACCGCGCCGCCGCCGTGTTCACCAGCCTGTTCATCGGCGCCAGCAATTTGGTGCTGTTCAAACTCGCCCCGGACGCCAGCCTCGCGGAAGCCGCCGCCTTCCTGCTCGGCGGGCCGCTCGGAATCTACGCCGCGATGGTCGCGCACCCGTGGCTGGTGCTGGTTATAAAGCGGAGAAAATAAACATGCAATCATCCGCCCGCCAAATAATGTCCGCCGCCGCGTCCCGCACCGTGCGGCCGCGCGGGCGGCTCACCGTGTCGCAATGGGCGGACAACCACCGCATCCTCACCAGCAAGGGCAGCGGCGAGACGGGGCGCTGGCGCACCTCGCGCAACCCGATGCTGCGCGAGATCATGGATTGCCTGTCGATCCATTCGCCGGTGCGAGAAATCTGGGTCTGCAAATCGTCGCAGGTCGGCGTGACCGAGGCCTCGGTCAACTGGCTTGGCTACGTCTTCGACCACGCGCCAGGCCCGGCGATGGTGCTGATGCCAACCCTCGAAGCGCGCGACACCTGGAAGGTGCAGAAACTCAACCCGCTGTTGTCAGACACTCCGGCGATCCGCGACATCCTCGGCGGCCTGCGCGCGCGCGATGCGGCGCACAGCAAGGAGTTGATCGACTTTCCCGGCGGCATCCTGTTCCTGGCCGGCGGCAACTCGCCGAATAGCTACGCGCAGAAGTCGGTGCGCTTCCTCATGATGGACGACCTAGACCGCTTCCCTGGCCAGATCGGCGAAGAAGGCGACCCGGTGGAGCTGGCGCGTTCCCGCGTGAAAGCCTTCCCGCGCCACAAGTTGCTGTTCGCCAGCACGCCAACGATCAAGGGCGCCTCGCTGATCGAGCGCGGCTTCGAGACCAGCGACATGCGCCGCTTCCACGTCGAATGCCCGCACTGCCGCGAGCGCCAGGCGTTGAAATGGGCGAACGTGCGCGGCGATGTTTCACATGGAACAGCCTGGTACGCATGCGAACACAACGGCTGCATCATCGAAGAGCACAGCAAGCCCGAGATGCTGGCGGGCGGCGTGTGGATCGCAGAATTCCCCGAGCGCCGCGTGCGCGGCTACCACATCAGCGCCATCTACGCGCCCATCGGCCTCGGACCCTCGTGGCTCGACCTGATGCTGCATTTCAAACGCGTCCACAAAGAGCCGACGCAGCTAAAAACTTTCATCAACCAGAACCTCGGCGAAGCGTGGGAAGACCAGACCCAAAAACTCAAACCGCACGACCTCGCCAAGCGCGCGGGCGACTACGGCATCGGCATCATCCCGCCCGGCTGCCTCGCGCTCACCATGGGCATCGACACCCAGGACAAGTGGCTGGCCTACAAGCTGCTCGGATGGGGCGCGCCCACGGAACAGGGCGGACAGCCGCGGCACTGGATCATCAAGTTCGGCGAAATCCAGGGCGACACCGCCAGCGCACAAGTGTGGGACGAACTCGAAGCCGAGCTGCACCTGCCGCTGGTGAACAGCTTCGGGCAGGAAATGCGCATCCGCGCCGCCGCCGTCGACTCGCGCGGCCACCGCGCCGAACAGGTAAAGAACTTTGTCATGCGCTCCAGCCTCAAGATGCCGGTGTACGCCGTCCAGGGCAGCACCACGCGCATGGGCCGCGCCATCGCGCAGAGCGGCAGCTATCCGAACAAGAGCAAGTCCGGGAAAGTTGTCCGGCACGGTTACTGCACATGGAACATTGGCACCGAACATTGCAAGGATTTTATTTTCGCCAACCTCACCAGCGACGGCGAACGCCAGCAAAGCGAGCGCATCTTCAACTTCCCGCAGGGACTTGAGGACACCTACTACGACGGACTGCTCTCCGAAATTTACGACCCGGAAAAAAAGCGCTACATCCCGCGCCTCGGCGCGAAATACAAACGCAACGAGCCGCTCGACACCTGCGTCTACGCGTGGGCCATCGGCCAGCACCGCGACATCAACATCGGGCGAGGACGTGCCGGTCGCCCCGACACGAAATACTGGGAACGCCTCGCCGCCATGCTTGAGCCGCTCGGGCGCCCGCCCGCCGTAGGGGCGATTCACGAATCGCCCGCAGAGGCATCACCCACCGCACCGCCGCCCGCCACCTCCGCCACCGGCAAAATATCCCTCGGCCAATCGGGGCGCTTCGCCAAATGAGCCAGGCGCCAGACTTCGTGCGGATCGTCCTGGCGCTGGTGCAGGAAACCCAGCCCGCTTTCACGCCAGATCAATCCGCAAGCGTCGAACAACACATCCGCCAGGACTGGGGCGGCAAGCGCCCCTACATCGCAGCCCATGCGCCCGCCTTGCGTGATGCCCGAGAAAAAGTGCGCCAGCAAATCGGCACCCGCCCGGACGCCGAAATAATCCGCGAGCACGGAATCTCCCGCTCCACCCTGTACCGCTGGATCAAAAAATAGGAGGAACCATGGCAGACATGATCGACCTCGGCAGTGCCCGCGAACAACGCGACCGCGACAGAGCGCTGGAAGCCGCGCGGAAGGCGGCGGCAAACATTCCGACCGGCACAGACGGAGACTGCGACCTGTGCGGCGAACACTCCATGCGCCTGGTGCAGGGTGCCTGCGCCCCGTGCCGCGACAAATACCACCTGCCATGAGCAAGCCGCTGCGCGAAACCATGCCGGGCACCGCCGAATTCATCGACGCCTGCCGCGAAGCCTTCGGCACGGACGATGTGAACGCTCAGATCAAACTCGGCATGCAGGGCGCGAAAACCTTCCACGCCCGCGAAAACGGCAATGAAGTCGGCACCGCCATGCCAGGATGGGACGAATTGCGCGGCATCGCCCTGAATAAAATGGTTATCCGCCCGCCTGAAAAAAAAGATAAAAATAAATAAAAACGCTTGACATTGTGCCAGAGTGGCGTAGAATCGCCAAATCGAATGCAGTAACGCAAACGACCGCGCCTCGGGATCAGGGGCATAGGAGAAGAAAATGAGTCCAGCAATCGAAGCCCTCCGCGCCGCCTACGGCAAAATCGCCACCATCGTTCCATCTGGTGTCGGCTATAAAAACCTGTGCAAATTCCTCGACGCCCAGGACGCTGCCACCCTGCGCATCTTGGCCAACGCCGACATCAAATTTGTCAGCAAACTCGCGGCGAATCGCTGCACGGAAACCCCAAAATGAGCAACCACCCCAACCGCTCCAAACCCGTCACCCCCGCGCAGATCGTCGCCCTGCGTGGCGACCTGACCCAGACCGCCGCCGCCCGGCTGTGGCGCGTCAGCCTGCGCACCGTGCAGCGCTGGGAGGCTGGTGAGATCAGGCCGAGCCACATCGCATGGATCGGAATGCGCGAGATAATCAGGAACCGGAGGAACGAACGTAAAGGTAAGGGGCTGAAACGGCTGCTTCGTTTCAGTCCCGCTTCACCGCCAGGTTGGGCGGCAATTTTCAACGGAGTAAAGAATGAAACTTGTTTTTGACCAAAAAGGAACATTTGAGGCGATGTATGCCGCACAGCGTTGGTGCAATGATAACGCTGTTTCTTACGGCAGCTCATGCGTGAGCGGCCCTGTTGGACTGCTTCGCGGAGAATACTGTATTGCGAAATGGCACAACCTGAATGCGAAAGAGCGCGCGCAACTTGATGGAACGATGAGCGGCGATATGCGCGATGGGCCTGTGACCATAACCATGCGCGACCTGCCGCCCAACGTGGAGTTATGCCCGGTTTTAACCAAAGGACAAAGCTATGAACGTACATTTTTCAAGCGCAACCGACTTGCACGCAACACCCCAAGAGTTTTTCGACAAACTCGATGCGGAGTTTAACTTTACGCTTGACGTGTGCGCCACTAGCGAGAACGCTAAGTGTGAAACCTACTACACAAAGCAGGATGACGGGTTGGTGCAACAGTGGCGCGGGAACGTCTTTATGAACCCGCCATACGGGCGCGAGATAGGGCGTTGGATGGAGAAGGCAAACAAATCGGCGAACGAAGGCGCTACGGTGGTTTGCTTGGTTCCTGCGCGCACCGATACGAAGTGGTGGCACGAGTGCGCCATCCAGCACGAGGTGCGCTTTATCAGGGGGAGGCTCAAGTTTGGGGACGCAAAAAACAGCGCACCATTCCCAAGCGCCGTCATTGTGATGCGGAGCAGGGTGGGGCATAACGAGTAGCTAAGGGGCTGCGCGCTTTTGCGCAGTCCCGTGGAGGCCGAAGGCCGGAACGAACTTGAGCGGAGGGTTATACCACGCTCTAACAACGGAGAACGAAATGAACGAATTGATTGGACACACTGCCAACGTGATGCTGGCAGAGACAAATAAAGGGCGACTGACTGCCACCGTGGAACTGGTCTTCCTTGTGAGCGAACCAAAATACCAAACAGACCTGACCGGATTTGTGAAGACACGCTCAATAACAGATGTGCGTTTTGCGACAAGCGCGAAGGGTTTGCGCAACATAGCAAAAGAGCTTGGCGAACTGGCGAACGAAGCAGAAGAGCTTGAAGAACGCGCCAGCTTAAAACCGTGCGAGATTGACGGGGTATAACGTAGAGTTGAGGGGGCGCGCACTATGACCGACGAACAAGAAACGAAACACGCTTTTGCGCGCTCCCGCTCGAATGTTGGGTTGGAGCGCATTACATCGGCAATCAATTCCATATGGGTGGCGCGATACGGAGGCGAGGAAGTTACCGACATAGATGCCCTTGAAAATAGGGTTAATAAACTGGCCGAAGACCGTGATTGTTGGCTGTTCAATGCAAAAGCAAATCAAAAAGAGTATTTGAGACTGGATACGCTGATGCGCCCCAACGCTTGACATGAGGGGCGACGCGCGGCTTATTGCGCGGCGTCCCTCTCGATGGATGGGTTGGGCCTCGGTGGCCCGCAACGAAGAAAGGAATGCGACATGAAACTGCTAGACGACTACCTTGAATTGCAGCGCCAAATTTTTGAGCACTTCGGCTACGTGCATGACTGGCGCGTACTCCCCCTCGACGATGCGCGGGAATGCTACTGGCGGCTTGACGGCGAAGGGCCGGGAGTTGTGCGGTTTTCTGAGACGGAAGAAAAGCTGAACTCGGACGGCGATTATTACGAAAACGAGATTTACACACAGAGGCACTTGCCGAAGTGGGTTTATCGCTCCACCGACTACACGCTCGTAGTGGTGGATACGCACACGGACGGGAACCAACTGCTGCAAGTGTTCGATAACGCAATGGAGAGGCCCAACGTAGAGTTAACCGGCTCCGCGCTTTTGCGGAGTCCGGGTTGAACGGCGGGTTATGCCGGTTTTCCCTTGAGGTGCGAATGAGAGTCGAGCAAATAGCGGGTTTTGAATTGCACAATGCGGACTGCCTAGACGTGATGCGCGGCATGGAAGCAGGTAGCGTGGATGCTATCGTAACCGACCCTCCATACTTCAGAGTGAAGGGCGAAGATTGGGATAACCAATGGGATGACGCGAACCATTTTATTGAGTGGGTAGGTCAGCTTTGCGAACAATTCCAGCGCATCCTCAAGCCGAACGGGAGCCTGTACTTTTTCGCCTCGCCACAAATGGCGGCGCGTGTTGAGTGCGAGATCGGGAAGCGGTTTAACGTGCTGAGTTCAATTGTGTGGCGCAAAGGCGGCAAAGGCCGTGACGTTATCGGCTGGGCGCAGAAAGCCGAAAAAGAAGCCTTGCGCTCTTGGGTTGCGGTGACTGAGCGCGTGATATTTGCCGAGAATTACAACAGCGACAATATCGCGCTGGGTGGCAGTGGGTACGATTCAAAGTGCGATGAGTTACGCGGATTTGTATTTGAACCGCTGCGGGCTTACCTTGCAAGTGAGCGTGATAGGGCTGGCTGGACGACCCGCCGCGTTGCAGAGGAATATCAGAAAAAGAGCGGGAGCCGCACGGTAACAGGAATGGCAGGACATTGGTTTGAGCGTGTGCAGTGGGTTTTGCCTACCGCTGAAAATTACGCATGGCTGCGCGAAGTGTTGAATAAATCCGGTGGCGAATACCTGCGCCGTGAGTACGAATACCTGCGCCGTGAGTACGAATACCTGCGCCGTGAGTACGAAGAGCTGCGCCGTGAGTACGAAGAGCTGCGGAGGCCGTTCACCGTGACCGCAAAAGACCAGTGGGGCGATGTTTGGGATTTTGAGCCGGTAATGGGCTATGCAGGAAAGCACCCATGCGAAAAGCCACAAACACTTTTGCGGCATATTTTGTCAGCCAGCACAAAGGCTGGGGCGGTGGTGTTCGACCCGTTCATGGGTGGAGGAAGCCTAGGCCATGCTTGCCACGAAACAGGGCGCAGCTTTATCGGGGTTGAGAAGTGCCCGCAAAACTTTGAAATGGCCTGTGTGCGGATTGAACAGGCTACCGCACAAGTGGTGATGTTCGGTGGGGCATAACTTAAATTCGACGACACCACCTGGCGCCTAACTCGACCAACAAAAACGGAGACCCGCTAAAATGCTAGTCATCGACAAACAAAACGCGACACTGCCGTCCGCGTTACACGACACGCCTGCGCAGCAGCCAAAACTGCTCGACCGCATGCGCGCGACGATCCGCACCAAGCACTACAGCCTGCGCACCGAGCAAAGCTACACGCACTGGGCGAAGCGCTTCATCATTTACCACAACAAGCGTCACCCTCAAGATATGGGCGCGCCGGAAGTCGAAGCCTTCCTCTCCGCGCTGGCCACCGAGCGAAACGTCAGCGCCAGCACGCAAAATCAGGCCATGCACGCCATCCTGTTCCTCTACCGCGACGTGCTCGGCATCGACCTGCCGTGGCTCGACGGCATCACGCGCGCCAAGGTATCGAAGCGCCTGCCGGAAGTCCTCACGCAGCGCGAAATCCAGGCGCTGCTGCGCCACGTCACCGGGACAAACGGCCTCATCATTAAGTTACTCTACGGCACCGGCATGCGCCTGCTCGAATGCCTGCGCATGCGCGTCAAAGACATCGACATCGAGCGCGGCCAGATCACCATCCGCGAAGGCAAGGGAAACAAGGATCGCGTCACCATGTTGCCCACTTCGCTGGCTGATGAACTCAAAGACCACCTCGCCGCGCGCCGAAAGCTGCACGACATTGACCTGGCCACCGGCCACGCCGATGTAGCTCTGCCCGACGCCATCGAGCGCAAATACCCGCGCGCAGCGAAAGAATTCGCCTGGCAATACCTGTTCTGCGCGCCCGGCTACAGCGCCGATCCGCGCACCGGAGCATACCGCCGCCACCACTGGAACGAGCGCAACATCCAGCGCGCCGTCAAATCGGCGGTGCAGGCCGCAGGCATCAGCAAACTCGCGCATCCGCACACGCTCAGACATTCGTTTGCCACCCACCTGATCGAGGCAGGCTACGACATCCGCACCGTCCAGGAACTGCTCGGGCACTCCGACGTATCAACCACCATGATCTACACCCACGTCCTGAACAAAGGCGGGCGCGGCGTGATCAGCCCGATGGACAGGATCGCATAACAAACCAGCCACTTTCCCACTTTCTCCCAAACCTGACACCGCGCATTGACGCGCACCGGCGCGGCGGGGCATTATGCCCGCATGGCCTCCGGTATAACCCTCACGCAAGCGCAGACCCAGCTCGACGCCTATCTGGCCGCCGAGACCGCCGTGCTTACCGGGCAGGCGTACACCATCGCCGGGCGGCAGATGACGCGCGCCGACCTTTCAAAAATTCAGGCCGGCATTAAAATCTGGAACGAGCGCGTCCAGGCGCTGACCAACACATCGCTCGGACGCGGACGCGCCCGCACCATTTCCCCGGCATGAAAGACCAACCCATCGGCCACAAGATTGGCAGCGCGATAGACCGCGCCATCGGCGTAGTCGCGCCGAAGATCGCCGCCCGCCGGATGCAGGCGCGCGGCTTGATGGCGATGGCCGACGGCTATCACGGCGGACGCATGGATCGCAGCGCGCTGCGCAACTGGCGGCCCGGCGCTGGCTCGGCCAACTCCGACACCACCTACGACCGCACCGACCTGCGCGCCCGCTCGCGCGACCTGGCGCGCAACAACCCCACCGCCTGCGCGGCGATCAACGCCAACGTCACCAATGCAATCGGAACCGGCCTATCCATGCGCCCGCGCATCGACGCCGTCGCGCTCGGGCTGACCGAAGATGAAGCCGATGCCATCGAGGCCGAGATCGACCGCGAATGGCGGCTGTGTGCCTGCACACAAGAAATCGATGCCGCGATGACGCTGGATATTTACGGGCTGCAAGAACAGTCGTTCCGGGGAGTGCTGGAGAGCGGCGACATTGGCGCCCTGTTGATCAGCAAAAAACGAAGAAACAATAATCCCTACACCTTGGCCGTGCAACTGATCGAGGCCGACCGCATCAGCAACCCCGGCCGCAAGGCCGACAGCGACACCATCGTCGGCGGCGTAGAATTCGACACCTACGGCGCACCCAAGCAATACCACATCAGCAACAAACACCCCGGCGACCTACGGCAGGCCGGCATGACCTGGACAGCCTACCCGGCGTTCGGCGCGAATACCGGGCGGCGCAACGTGCTGCACCTGTTCGAGCAGCTCCGCCCCGGCCAGGCGCGCGGCGTCCCGTTCCTGTCGCCCGTCATCGAACCGCTGCGCCAGCTCGGCACTTACACCGACGCCGAATTGCAAGCCGCCGTCATCAGCGGCGCGTTTTCCGTATTCATTAAAATGGATCCAGACGCCTTCGATTCGCTGTTCGAGTCTGACACAAAAAGCTCTATCATCAACGACGCGCGGAAATGGGACGGAAGTTTGTCCAGCGGAAAAGCCGTCAACTTGCTGCCCGGCGAAGAAATAAGCAGTGCCAACCCCGGCAGGCCTAATTCCGAATTCGATCCGTTCGTCGCCAGCATCTTCAAGCAAATCGGAATGGCGCTGGAGCTGCCGATGGAAGTTTTGACAATGAGCTTTCAGTCTAGCTACAGCGCCGCCCGCGCCGCCCTGCTGATCGCCTGGCGCGTGTTCTACAAGCGCCGCACTTTCATGGCCTCGCGATTCTGCCAGCCGATTTATGAAGAATTCCTCGCCGAAGCTGTCGCCATGGGACGCCTATCCATGCCCGGCTTCTTCGCCGACCCCATCGCCCGCCAGGCATGGAGCGGCGCGGAATGGGCGGGCGACGGCCCCGGCAGCATCGATCCGCAGAAGGAAGTCGGCGCCGCAGAAAAGCGCGTCGCCCTGGGCATCAGCACCCTCGACCGCGAGAGCATCGCTTTCGACGGCGTGGACTGGGAAACCAAACACCGCCAGCAAACTAAAGAATACAAAGCGCGCCGCGCAGCAGGAATGCCAGACCCCGGCTCGGCGGGCGCGATGAACACACCGCCGCCGCAGCCAGAACCGGGCAACCCGGAACCAGACAACATCAACCCCGCCACCGGACTGCCGGTAGACTGACGAGGTGATTATATGGACACTCTTACCAGCGATCCGGTAATCGATAAATTCGCCGAGTATTACGAAGACCCGGAAACGGGGCTTGTTACGAAGCGGACGGGGATGGATGGATGCACTGCCAGCATTGATTATGAGACCATTATCGCAAGCGGGTTGATCCCCGGCCACGTCCCGTTCGGCGGATTCGGCCAGCGTTCCGCATGCTCCACCGCCGCAACCGGCGACGATTGCTGGGAAGGCACGCCACCACCTGCCCGATCCCGGATCAAGTTACCGGCGAACAGCTCACCATCCTCTGCGCCAACGCGCAGGATTCATCGGCGGGAACTGGCATCCAGACGCTCGACGTACACGGCCTGGACATTGATGGCAATCCGCAAACCGAAATCGTCACGCTCAACGGCGGCTCGGTAAATACCGTGCGCACCAATTGGCGATTTAACCAAACCATCCACGGCGAAACGTGGGGCGCGGATGGTGTAGCGGCGGGCTTGATCTCAATCCACCGCACCGGCGACGCGACGCGCGTGTATAACGTCATTCAAGCCGGTGGAAATATGTCGCTGAATTCATCGCGCATGGTGCCAGCCGGAAAGACTTTCTATCTGAAATCGCGCACCGTTACCGCATCATCAGGCAAGTCGATGAGCATCCGGCAGCGCGCGACCAGCGATTTTGAAAACGTGCTCACCATCGGCTGGCGATTTCTGTTCAAGCAGCCGTGGTTTTTGATGAACACAGCGATTCCGGAGGTATTGCCGATCCCGGAAGAATATCCGGCGTTGAGCATTGTCAAGGCCACAGCATGGTCGGCGCAGGCGGGCGGAGACTTTTCCTTCAGCTACCGGGGGTGGTATGAATAGGATCAGAATCGGCGACACATTTCTAAATCTCGATGCTATTGAGTTTTTCACGGTTGGCGTGAACCTGATCGTGTTCACCACCATCGGGATAAGTGAGGTGCAATTCGAGCGCGGGCGCAATTTGACCACGGAAGAATTCGACACACTTTCCGCTTGGCTGCTGAACGTGACAAATTGCCCAGCGACGACGGTCATCGCGTGATTAAATTTCCCACTTTCTCACAAACCTGACACCACGCATTGACCGGACAGACTCATCACCATAGGATACGCCCATGAAAGTCATCGACATCCTCACCGCGCCCTGGGCGATCCAGCCTTCCAAGTTGCTGGAGATACAGGGCATCTATGCCACGCACCTCAAGGGCGAGAAGATCGACGTCAAGGGCATCGAGGCAGCGATCGGCAAGCCGCTCAACAATCAGGCGCAGGGCTACGAAGTCATCGACGGCGTGGCCGTGTTGCCCATCACCGGCGTGATCAGCAAGCGCATGAACCTGTTCGCGCAGATCAGCGGCGGCGTCAGCACCGAGCTGGTCGCGCGCGACCTCAAGGCCGCGATTGCCGACCCGGCGGTCAAAGCCATCATCCTGCAAATCGATTCCCCCGGCGGCACCGTGGACGGCACCGAGACGCTGGCCAATCTGGTGCGTCAGGCGCGCGCCACCAAGCCCACCGTGGCGTTTGCCGATGGCATGATGGCCTCGGCGGCGTACTGGATCGGTAGCGCGGCGGGTAGCATCTACATGAGCGACAGCGTCGCACAGATCGGCAGCATCGGCGTAGTCGCCACGCATCAGGACATCAGCGCAGCCGAGCAGGCGCGCGGCGTGAAGACCACCGAGATCACCGCCGGAAAATACAAGCGCGCCGCCAGCCAGTTCGCGCCGCTCACCGAATCCGGGCGGCAGACGATACAGGATCAGGTGGACTATCTCTATTCGGTATTCGTGCAGGCCGTCGCGGACAATCGCGGCACCAGCGTGGATGCCGTGCTCGAAAACATGGCCGACGGAAGAGTTTTCATCGGCCAGCAGGCGATTGACGCGGGGCTGGTGGACGGTGTTTCCACTCTCGACGCACTGATCGCCCAACTCAGCCAGCAGGGCGCTGGCGCACTGGTATCCGCGAGGAAACCGGCAGCAACCAAACAGCTCGCAATTGCGGCTGAGTCAACAATCACAACAGGAGAATCAAACATGCCTATTACCAGAGAACAACTGCTGGCCGAAGCGCCCGATGTTGCCCAGGCGATCATCGCCGAAGGTGCCACCGCCGAGCGCGAGCGCATCCAGTCCGTGATGGCGCAAGCCATGCCCGGCCACGATGCCCTGATCAACTCGCTGGCTTTCGACGGCAAGACCACCGGCCCCGAAGCCGCCGTCGCCGTGCTGAATGCCGAGCGCACCCTGCGCGGAAAAGCGCTGGCAGACCGCCGCGCCGATGCGCCGGAGCCTGCCCCGCACGCGGCAGCGCCCACCACATCCGCAGCGGAAATCGACGCCAGCCTGCCGGTCGAAGAGCGCTGCAAGGCGGCATGGGACAAGGACGCAGCCATCCGCGCCGAATTCGGCACGCTGGCAGGCTACACCGCTTACACCAAGGGCATCGAGGCCGGGCGCGTTAGAGTGCTCGGTTCTGGCGCCGCCGCTTAACCCGGTTGCAACTTAACCATTTATCAATGAGACAAGGAAAAATATCATGAAAAAACTTCTGTTAGTATTCGCGGCCATCGGTGTTATGGCTGGCATATTGTTTGCGGCTCCAGCCATGGCGGACGCACTCAATCACGCAACAATTACCGGTCTGTTCGACACTTCCAGCCTGAGCCTCCTTGGCGCAGGTGTCGGCATGACCACACTTGCAACCAACACCCCACGCGACTACGAACTGGGCGTGCGCAACCACTTGCCCGTCATCGCTGCGGACATCATCTACGAAGGCGCCGCCGTCGGTGTTGTCGATGCTTCCGGCCACGCCCGTCCACTGACAGCCGCCGACCGCTTCGCGGGCTTCGCCGTCGCCAAGGCGGACAACTCCGCAGGCGCGGCCGCCGCGATCAACGTCGAGGTCGTGCAGTCCGGAGAGATCGTGCTGGCAGTCACCGGCGCGGTCATCACCGACATCGGCCAGCCGGTCTATGCCACCGACGATGACACCTTCGTCTTCCTGCCGGTCGGCGGCGTGTTCATCGGCTACGTCAAACGCTTCGTATCCAGCGGCATCGCGGTGATCGGCTTCGACGCCCCGGACTACAAAGACCCTTACGGCGACAGCGTGCGCGAGCTGGTATCTGACAACTTGACGACCGACATCCAGGACACCGGCAAGACGCTGTTCGTGGATACCGACGCCAAGACCATTACGCTGCTGACTTACGCCGCCGCCACCGCGCACCGCGTCAAAGTGGTGAACATCGGCGCGTTCGGCACCATCGCGGTGTCCATCGACCCGGCTGCTGGCGACCTGATCGCAGGCCCGAATGACACCGGCGCAGATGGCGGCATCATGGTCAACACCAAAGCAACCGCGCGTCGCGGCGACTATGTTGTTCTGAATTCCGGCGGAGACGACGGTTACATCGTCGAAGAAATTCGCGGCACCTGGACAATCGCTTAATCGCCCAACCAATAATCGAAAGGAATCATCATGGATCAAAGCATACTTTCAAGCCGCGCCGTGTTGGGCATGTATTTCGCCCGACTGGAGCTCCCCAATGCCGCAGGATGGATCGACGGCGTTTCCAACCTGTTCAACAGCGACCAGGCGTCGGAAAACTACCCGTTCCTCGGGCAAGTGCCAAGGATGCGCGAATGGATCGGAGGCCGCAATGCCAAAGGTTTGCGCGGCAACAACCTGACCATCAAGAACAAGCACTACGAAGCCACGCTGGAAATCGCCCTGACCGACCTACGTCGCGACAAGACCCCGCAGATTCAGGCCCGCATCGGCGAATTCGCGGGAGAAGGTGACGCGCACTGGAGCACGCTGGTATCCGACCTGCTCATCAACGCGCCGACGGCTGTTTGTTATGACGGTGAGTATTATTTCGACACCGACCACCCGAACATCTTCGACGCCAACACGACCAGCAACGACATCTCTGTCGATATTTCCGCGCTGCCCGCCGCCGTTCACGGTGCTGTCACGGCGCCCAGCGTCGAGGAAATGCAGCAGTCGATCATCAAGGGCATCGCGCAAATCCTGTCGTTCAAAGATGATCGCGGTCGCCCGATGAACAGCAACGCGAAAAGCTTCCTTGTCACCGTTCCGCTCGGCTTGTGGATCACTGCAGTTGCCGCAGTCAGCGCAGTCACCGCCGGTTCGGCGATGCAGAACAACGCCAACCCGAACGTGCTGGCCGCGCTGAAAGGTATCCAGATCGACATCCAGATGGTGCCCGAACTGACCTGGACGGATTCGTTCGCGGTATGGCGCACCGATTCCCCGATCAAGGGCATCATCCGCCAGAACGAAACCGATCCGCAGGTGAAAATGAAGGACGAAAATTCAGAGTACGCGTTCGACAACGATGCCATCCAGATCGGCATCGACGCCTGGCGCGGCGCGGATTACGGCCTGTGGCAGCGCGCCTGCTACGTCACGCTGGCCTGATCGTAGCGGTTTAACCAAAGCGCCTCGGGCAACCGGGGCGCTTGAGTGAAACCACCACACCGGAGAGCAGAATGAACAAATACATCGTCACAGCGAGAGTCGCGCGCCTCATGGCAGGCGTGCTGACCCTGACCGATGAACAGTCCGCACCGCGTGCGCACAACCTCAAGGCGCTCGGCAAAAACCGCTTCGAGATCATCGCGCCGGTCGAATTCAAGGCTGGCGAAGAAATCGGCTACGAATCCACGCTGCCAAAGATATTGGCAGACCAGATGATCACGGAAGCCGAGGCCGCAAAAGCCACCAGGAAGCCCGCGCGCGCACCGCGCGCAGGGGCTGTACACGAATCGCCCGCGCCGACCGAAGCGCAACAACTTGCCGGAATGATCTGATCATGGCCTTCACCGAAAACCCCGCCGACTTCATCAACGCCGACACGCCGGGTTATGTCCTGGCCAGCGTCGGCGGCGTGCAAGTCGGCGGAATCTACGATGACAACTACCTCGACCAGTTCGACATCTCCAACAACACCCCGGCGCTGCTGGTCTCGCTGGCAAACGCGGGCACATCCGTTCGCGGCACCACCGTGATCGTGCCGGCCGGAACCTACACCGTCGCCGTGCGCAAGGACAACCCGCCCGAATCGCCCGGCTTTGCGCTGCTGACATTGAAAAAATCATGAGTCATGTCCGCACCCAAATCCGCACCGCCGCCGCCGCCGCCCTCACCGGGCTGACCACCACCGGCGCGCGCGTATTCAAGAGCCGCACCGCCCCGACAGACGATGCCGAGCTGCCGTGCCTGCTGATATTCTGCGACGACGAAAGCAGCATCGAGAAAACCACGGTCGGAAACCCCGGCCGCCTGAGCCGCCCGCTGGAACTTATCGTCAAGGGGCTGGCAAAAAAAAACACATCGCTCGACGACGAGCTGGACAAGATCGCGAAGGAAATCGAAGTCGCCATCGGCGCGAACGTGACCCTCGGCGGCCTGGTGCGCGAAGGCGTGTGGCTGCAATCAATCGAAGCTAGAATTAACGAGGAAATGGAAACGCCGTGCGGCGAAATCGTCCTGACTTTTTCCGCCACTTATTCAACCAACAGCAACGCACCGGAGGTCGCATTATGAAATCCATCCGCTACACACAAGGCCCTGATGTAATCGAGCTGGGCGACATCAAATTCAAGCGCGGCGAAGCGCAGGAAATCAGCGACGAGATGGCCGTGCAGGCCTTGCTGCCGCAGCGCGTCGCCGAGTACGGGTTCGAGGAAGCCGCGCCGGCGCCAGCAGCCGTACAGGCTGACGCACCGCGCGCCGCATCGAAAAAAACCGCAGCACCCACCGACGATAAGGAGTAACCATTATGACTCAAGCAACCGGCTCACAAGCCAGCATTTCCATCTGGGAAGAATCGACCTACGCGACGCGCCCAGGCTCGCCCACCATGTTCAAAATCAACGCCGCAGTTGAAGGCGTGACGCTGAAACGCAACGTCGAAAAACTGACCTCCAATGCACTCACCAGCGCGCGTGGCACCGCCTCGACGCGCGGCGGCAATATCACCGTTTCAGGCGCGCTGCCGTTTGAGCTTCCGCTGCTGGGCATCGGCAAGCTGTTGAAGCACGTCATCGGCACCGCCGCATCGCCCGTCTCCGTCAAGCTGGTTTCGCTGGGTAGCGGCCTCACCAACCTGATCGTGCGCTGCGCCGACACCGGCACCCCGGCGGGCGCGGGCACGATCACGCTGACCGCCACCTCGCTCACCTGGGCGGCGAACGGCGAAACCGCGGGTGCCAGCGTCGATGTGGCTGCGGGCGGCGAATTCACCCTGCAATCCAGCGTCGCATCGCACGCGCTCACCATCCTGGTCACCGGCACAGTGGTCGGCACCACCGCCACCGCAACCGTCGGCGCGGCGGCCTACAAGCACGTCATCACGCGCGGCGCGCTGCCGGTTGGCTTCGGCGCGCAGGTCGCGCACCCGGACATCAGCCAGTTCGAGGTGTTCGACGGGCTGAAAGCCAACGCCATGTCGCTCAGCGTCGCCAACAGCGGCATCGTTACCGGCTCGATGGATTTGATCGGCGCGGATGGCGACATCGTCGGCACCACGCTCGGCACCCCCACCAGCCTGGCGCACGTCCCGTTCGTGCATCACGAATGCACCCTGATGGATGGCGGCGCGGCAGCGACCATGACCGCGTTCAGCTTCGACATCGCCAACGATCTTGACCCGATGAACCCGATCGGTAACCGCAAGATCATTACGCTGCGCGAGGGCATGGGCATCGCCTCCGGCCAGATCACCACCCTGTTCGAAGACGCGACGATGATCAACAAGGTCATCAACGAGACCGCTTCGGCGATCCGCGCGTATTTTGGCGCGACGGACGGCACCGGCTCGGTGGAATTCAAATTTCCGAACGTGAAATTCTACGGCGACATCGGCGTCGGTATCCCCACCGCCAAGGGGCTGGTGCTGGCCAGCGATTTCCACGCTGATACCAGCGTCGGCGGCACCGACATCCAGGTAACCATTATCAACAGCGAGGCCACGATCTAACATGTTCAATTTTCTCGAAACACTCAGCGATACCTACACCTGGCCTGTCACGCTCAAGATTCCCGCGAGCGGCGGGAAGGTGACCGAGGTGAAATTCCACGCGGAATTTAACCGCCTCAGCGCCGAGGCCGAGCAGGAGCTTACCGACGAGGTATCCGCGCGCATCAAAAAGATCATGCAGTCCGCAAAGGACGCGATGGATGGCGATGTGCCGGACGGCGACGACGACATGGCCAAGGTCAACCTGTCCATCCGCGACCAGGTGCTGGTGAGTGTTGGCGAGGCCGACAAATCCGGCACCTACACCGCAGCCGACAGCGACAAAGAAGCGCAATTGCTCGCCCTGCGCGGCGCGACCGTGGCCATCCTCAACGCTTACGGACAGTCGAAGAAAGGCGAGAAAGCAAAAAACTAGCTGATGCCGCCAGACACTGGGCGGCACAGATAACCGGCCGCAACCGCAAGGCCGCCGAGCTGCGCAAAGCCGGAATCCACGATGCGGACATACCGGAATATCTGGGCGAGACAGAATGCTTTGGCATATTCCCGGATAATGGCGAAGCGATAGGCTGGTTCCTGGCGATGCAGCGCCGCTGGGTAGTGGATGGCATGAGCGGGCAATACCGGCGGCTGGATGATCAGGCGCTGCTGGCGCAAATGGAGCTGCGCAGCGTGAAGAAAAAGCGCAGAGCGGAGCTACTGGATCAACTGATGGTAATGGAGTCGGCGGCGCTGGAAGTGCTGAATAAACCGGAAAAATAATCATGGCCGATACCCGAACCAAAGTCATCATCACCGCAATAGACCAGACCAAGGCCGGTCTGGATTCGGTGCGCAACAACCTCAACGGAATTAAAACCGCCGCCGCCGCCGTCGGCCTGTCGTTCTCCGCCATCGGCATGGTGTCACTGATCAAGAGCAGCATCGACGCCGCCGACAACCTCTCCAAACTCGCACAAAAAACCGGCACCACCGTCGAGGCGCTGGCCGGCCTGAAATTCGCCGCCGACCAGAACGGCACCAGTTTGGAAGATGTGGCCAAGGCCGCTCAAAAACTTTCTGTATCCCTGACCGATAAACCAGAGCTATTCAAAAAGCTCGGCATCACCGCCAAGGATTCCACCGGAGCGCTGGTGCAGATGGCCGACATCTTCGCCAACATGCCGGACGGCGCGGAAAAGACCGCGCTGGCCGTCAAGCTGATGGGCAGGCGCGGCGCAGAAATGATCCCATTCCTCAACCAGGGCAGCGAAGCGCTTAGCAGATTGACAGAGGAAGGCAGACGATACAACCCGATCACCGCAGAAAGCGCCAAACAGGCCGAGATGTTCAACGACCAATTGGCCGCGCTCAAGCAGCAGGCCGCCGGGCTGGGCGTACAGATCGCAGTCGATGCGTTGCCCGCGCTGGCGCAGATCACCGCCGCGATGAAAGTAGCCGCCGCCGAAAGCGGCCTGCTGGCCGCCGCCTGGGTCGCGCTGGGCGGCGCTGGCGCCGCGCTCTTCACCGACGAATTCGATACCATCAAACAACAGATCGCCGCGCTGAAAGGCGACCTGGGCGACATGGAACGCCACCGCCAGCAACTTGATCCCGGCAAGGGCGGGATGCTGCAAAAATGGCTATACGGAACCGCCGGGGAAATGGACGCGAAAATTGCCGCGACCAAAAAACAGATCGCCGACTTGCAGGCGCAACTCAACAAGCCGCCACCCGCACCAGCCGCGCCAAAGACCGGCACCGCACCAGCCGGAATCCTCGGCGATACGGTAGACGAATACGCCAAACTGCAAAAAGTCAGCGCCGATTACATCAAGTCGCTGGAAAAAGAAACCGCCGCCGCCGGGCTGGATGCAACGCAGAAAAAGATGCTGGAGTCCGCCACCGTCGCGCTCACGCTCAATACCGATGAGGAGCGCCTAGCCGTGATGCAGGCCGCCCTCGCCTGGGCGGACGCCACGCGCGAGGCGGACGATGCCAAGGCCGCGCAGGACGAGCTGAAAAAAGCCACCGAAGCCGCCACCAAAGCCGCGCAGGAAGCGTCTGCGCAATGGTACGCGCAGATCGACGCCATGGGGCAATCCACCGCCGGGATCGAGGCGGACACCAGGCAACTGCGCGACCAGACGTTTGAGCTGCTGCATGGCAAAGCCGCGCTGGAGGACGTGCGCAAAGCGCGCATGGCCGCGACCATCGCCACGCTGCAAGCAACCCTGGCCGGGATCGACGAGACGAATCAGTGCTCGCTGGAAGCCGAAGCGATCCGCGCCAAGATCGATGCGCTGAACGACTACGCCGCCGCCCAGGGCGACAACGCCGCCGCCATTGCCGCCAGCGATGCCACGCAAAAGCAGAAGCAGGAAACGCTGGACATGTGGAAGTCCATCGACCAGACCGCCCACGCCACGCTCGTCAGCATAATGAACGGCGGAAAAAACACCGCGCAGCGATTGAAGGACGCATTCAGAAACAGCTTCTTTGACTGGTTGTATTCCATGACGATCAAGAAGTGGGTAATAAGCGTCACTGCAAGCATAGGCATGACAGGTGTTGCTCAAGCCGGACAAGCTGCCAATACTTTGAGTGGTGTCGGTGATCTCACCAGCGGAATAAGCAATTTAACAAGCGTGCTGGGCAATTTCGGAAATACGGTATCAAACTTTTTAGGTATAACCGAAATGGCTGGAGGCATGGCATCAATGGCTGGTAGCACTGCCGTTATGTCGGCGGCATATACAGCACCGGCAATAGCTACCAGTACCGCTATGGGTGCAGCTGCCGGGACTGGCTTGATGACAACAATAGGCGCTGCATTACCGTGGATCGGTGGAGCATTGGCTGTTTATTCATTGTTCAAAGGTAACGGCGGCACGCCAACAACAAGCCTAGGGCACGCCGTAACCTCGTTTGGCGCTACAGGGCAACAGACCGGCACGCAATCGCTTTACGGTGGCTCCAGCGCAGGTGTTGATGCGCAGATAATGTCCATGCAAACCGGATACATGAAAGCCGCAATGGCGCTAGGTATCGGAACGACAGCGCAGCAGTGGGGTTTCGCCATGAATACCGGCGCGAATGGACAGAAGCCGATGTTCGGGTTATCTGGTGGCGGATTCTCTCAGGCAGAGACAGCTCAATCCGATGCTGCCGTTCAATTGGCGGCAAGCCGCGCGGTGTTTTCTGCATTACAGGGTTCAGACTTACCGCAATTCTTGTCGCGTATGTTCGAGGGATTGACTGCCGGGGCAATGACGCAACAGGACATTGACAACACATTAGCCTTCGCCGGTTCGGTGAAGCAGATGCGCGATGCGTTACTCGAAACGAGGACACCGCTGGAAGTGCTGCGCGCTAACGTGGACTCTGGTACTGCTGCGTTTGCGACAAGTGCTGCCACATTCAGGACTGATTTTGTCGCCGCGATTGATGCGGGAATAAATCCGCAAGTATTTGAGCAATGGAAGGCACTGGGCACGGCTATCGACCAACTTGCCGCTGCCGATGCCGAATTGGCTGCGAAAGCCGCCGAAGATGCGAAATTGATAGCCGACACTCTACTCGAATGGCAGAACAAATACGCAGTTTTGATGGGAACGACAACCGAGCGTGCTATTCAGTGGCAAACCGATCTCGCATCCACGACTGACGCGACGACACAATCGGTCATCAATTTGTATTACGCGCAGCTTGACCTGAATGATGCGAATACTGCGGCCATCGCTTTGGCGAATCAAGGAACCGAACTCAGTCTCCGCGTGATGGAATTGGAAGGTGCTGCATCTAGTGCATTGGCGATACGCCGCATGATTGAACTGGATGCGCTTGATGCATCTCTACGTACGATACAGCAACGCATCTGGGCGCTTGAGGATGAGGCTGTTGTCACAGAAGCCAACGCCGCGCTTGTCATCGAGGCAGAAAACGCTATATACGAAGCGAGACGCAGAAACCTTGACGAGGCAAAAGCGCATGTTGACGCCGTGTTTAACGCACTGAAATTGGCTGTTGATACGCAGCGCCAAGCACTTACCTCAGCCTACGATATTGCCGTGCTGGGCGCTAAAACGCAGATTGATTCGATAACGAAATCGGTCGGGAATCTGCGCAGTATAGCCGACCTGCTGAAATCATCTGTTGATGCGCTGTTACCGATGTCGCGCGCGCAGGCGCAGGCGTTTATCCGGGCTTCGATTTCTGCCGGTGGCGTTGGTGATTCTGCGAAACTCAAACAATCGCTGGAGGCAATCTCGAAGCCGAGCGAAGGGCTGTTCGGAAACTTTATCGACTACCAGCGCGACTTCATGCGCACGGCAAATGACATTTCTACTTTGAGCGGCATCACTGACGTAAGCCTGACGGCAGAAGAGCGCCTGCTTTCAATCGCGGAAGATCAACTCAAGATTATTGAGGATGACTATCAGGTGCAAATGTCGATACTTGATGGAGTGATACTTTCAGCGCAGGGGCAAATTGACGCTATCAACGGAACGACCGTGGCGGTGATGGGTATTGAAGCAGCAATGAGCGGCCTCGCATCTGCAATAGCCGCGCAAAGCGTAGCGCAGGCCGCTGTAACGGCAATACCGCCGCCCAGCACCAGCTTTACGCCAACAGTAACACCTGCAACCATGTCGATTGATGAGGCATATCAATCCATACTAGGAAGAGCGCCGGCACCCGCTGGGCGTGAATTCTGGACTAATGCTTTTGGAGACACCATTGACCGTACCGAGCTTGCGCAATTCCTGCAAGGCGCGCAGCCGGAGCTGGCAGCAATCTCAAGTGGTACGCAAGATGAGTGGCTGCATTCGATGGGTGTGCCGGGCTATGCGGTCGGCGTAAACGCTGGCATATTGCCACGCGATATGATCCTGCAAGCGCACGGAGGCGAGGAAATCACGCCTCGCCCATTTGTTGACATGCAACGTGCTGCGCGCGATGAAACCAACGCCCTCCTGACCCGCCTGGTGGCAAGTAATGATGACATGAAGAAGGAATTGAAAGCAGCAAAGATCGAACTGGCCGACATCAAGACTTCAAACCGCCGCATGATGCAGACCGAAGAGGACTGGGACATTAACGGCACACCAGCGGTGAGGGCATAATGGCAAGCTACGACGCACGCTTTATCCGCCCGGTAGAGATCACAGACGCGATATTGACCAGCAGCAATGTGCCTGAGACTGTCGCCGCTACTTATGCTGGTGGCACGACCTACGCGATTGGCGACCGTGCCGGGCTTGCGCCGGTAGATGGCGCTGCACAGTTGATATACCGGTCAAAGACTGCCGGGAATATCGGCAACGCTTTGCCAGTACCCCCGGCGACAGAGACGACTTACTGGGAATATGTCGCAAGCGTTTATCCTGTCTACAACGTCGCTGTGACTTACGCTGACCTCGCTATCGTATCGAGCATCGGAACGAACTCGCACCTGTTGTACCGATCACTGATAGCAGGGAACCTCGGCCAACCGCTGACAGACGCTACCAAGTGGCAGCACTTCGGCTCGCCGAAAGTCTCGACCGGAGACCCGTACAACTCCACGAACCGCTGGAAGATGTTTGACCAGTCCTACGGCTCACAAACCGAATGCGCCGATGAGATCGTCGTGGTGTTGACACCAGGCCAGCTAATAAACAGCATTGCCTTCTTGAACGTGTCCGGTGCATCCGTCCGCGTACAACAATCAATCAGCGGCTACGACCAGACCGTGACGCTCTACACGCACGAAGTGGATGACTGGTGGGCGTGGTACTACGAAGATGTTATTGAGGAGGATGAGGCGTATTTTTCAGACATCCCGCAATACGCTTCAGCCACACTGACCATCACAATATCAAATCCGGGCGGCACGGCGAAATGTGGCGTGTGCGTGATTGGCAAGGAGAAACTCGTCGGCGAAACGCAATGGGGGATGAGCAAGGAAATTATCGACCATTCTCGCGTGACAGAGAATGCGTTTGGCGACATCGAATTAAACCGAGGGAATTATGTCGAGCGGCTGAACCTTGACGTACACCTGATACCAGGCAGCGAAAGCGAAGTTTTCCGCATCATGAAATACTATCGTTCCGAGCCACTTGTCTTTGTCGGAAGTACCGAATTTTCATTGAGCATAGTATACTGCTACATCTACTCGTGGCGCGTACCTTGCGAACTAACCGGCGGGCTTATGCCCGTGGAATTGAGAGGATTGACATGAGCACTATCACGCAGACCATAACGGACATTTCGCCAGGCGCCACGCCGTCGATGGGGCGGGCGCTATTCAGCTCTACCGCAGCTGAAAACGTGGTTGACATCGCGGCGATGACAGTGGAACTAGCCACTTGGACAACTCAAGTCAACGCACTGGCCGCAGGATTGAACGCCATCGCAACCGGTGCAGCCCTTGCTATCCCGCTGACATTCAGCACGACCACGACAGACAGCGACCCCGGGAACGGCATCGTGCGGCTTGATAACGCAACGCAGAACACGGCGACGACAATCCGCACCGACCTGATCGGCAACGACGGCTCTACGTGGACTGACGTGATAAACCTGTTCGATGATTCGACTAGCACGGTCAAGGGCTTTATTGTGCTGGTTGACACTACCGACGCGACAAAGTGGCTGGCGTTTAGTGTGGCATCCATTGCATCCCCATCAGGCTACAAAAACATCACCGTCGCATGTGTTGCATCCAGTTCTACCAACCCGTTTGCAAATGGCGCATCGCTGGCATTGCAATTCACGCGGACTGGCGATAAAGGAGACACTGGAGCAACTGGCGCACAGGGGATACAGGGCGAAACCGGGATACAGGGGGTACAGGGGATACAGGGGATACAGGGGATACAGGGGATACAAGGCGAAACTGGTTCCTTATCAGGCGGAAATCTTGCCGGAGGATTAAACTTCGCACGTGCGACCGTAGCATCACACGCCACGACAGCCGACATTTGGGGTGCTGCTGGCAATCAAATCGACTGGACTGGGACTGCGACCACGACCGCATTCCCGAACGCCCCGCAAGGAGGTGCGGAACGTGTGCTGATATGCGCCGGTGCTTGCTCATTCACCGCTGGCGCGAATATGCTTATTGATGGTGTGGCTTCGGCTGCGACAGTTGTTTGCGCGGCTGGTGACTCGGTTATTGTCCGGGCGGTATCGACCACTCAGTTCAAACTGACGCGGGTTAAGTACGATGGGACAGCTCAAGTAGCAACTTCTGGCGGGGATGCCACTTTGAATATAGGGTACTTGAGCATCCCCCAAAACAGCCAGTCAGCGGCTTATGAATTGGTTCTTGGCGATTCAGGTAAGCACGTCTATCA